ACAGATTCAATCGGATGCTCGAATCGAAGCGATCTCTGCGAGCGTCTATATACAAACCTCGTCAGTGTCAGTGTTGGGGTCCACGGTCATCCCGATTCGTGGCCAGAGAATCCGTACCGCTGTTGGCCGAGTGTTGGTGGAGATCGGTCCGGATCTCGTACAAGCGGAGGAGGACGAGCTCTTCTTCTTACTGGAAGTCGCGTAACCTTTGAACAGGAGTGTAGAGTATGGCAGGATTACCACCGGTGGTGGAATCGCTTGACAAAGTCGCCGAACCGCTTCGACAGTACTATGAACAGAAGGACGGGAAGTACCAAGTCATTCTCGATGCGGCTCCGCCGGGATTCGTGTCCGCAGCAGATCACGCAGTGCAACTCGGGAAAGTCGTCGAGTTCCGAGATAACAACGTGAAGCTGATGAAGGAAGTCGAGGAGCTTCGACCAATCAAGGTGAAGGTCGAAGGTCTCGACATCGACGCCGCGAAGAAGGCGTTGACCGAAGTCGAGGAGCTCAAGAAGAAAGGTGTCACGAAGCCGGACGACATCTCGGCTTTGGTCACCAGTGCCGTAACAGCCGCAGTGAAGCCGTTGGAAGAAAAGATCGCTTCATCGGATGCGCTGCTCGTGGCCGAACGGAAGCGAGCCGATGATCAGACACTTCGATCCACAGTCGGAGAACACTTCAATAAGGTCGGCGGCATTGCATCAGCGCTGGACTTCATCGTGGGCAAAGCCACGGATGCCTTCGAAGTAAAGGACGGCAGGGTTGTCGCCAAGGCGAACAAGTTCAGTTCGGTGAAGCCGGGTGACCCACTCAATGTCGAAGAGTGGCTCGGTGTTCAGATGAAGGAAGTGGACTTCGCATTCAAACCGTCCACCGGTGGTGGGTCGGAAGGTAGCCGGGGTGGCGGTGGCGGTGGCGGTCTAAAACCGGGTCAGACTGAACTCCGCGACCCGACACCGGCACAACTCGGAGAGTTCTCGGCTGACATCTTGAAGGGCAAGGTCAAGGTCGTGTACTCGAACGCAGGAGCGTAGAAAGGAAGGGCAATGGCTGGAAAGTATTCGGCTCCTACGCAGACGAAGGCGGTCAATGCGCATCCGATGCATCGTCCGCCGACCAAGAAGTAGTTGATTCCAAGGGTGGTCCTATCCGGTGGATGGGATCACCTGCTCCAGAGGAGCACCACACTTTCGTTCGTCGTTCGACCGCAATAGGAAACGCTGACTCGGCGAGCACAGCGTTTCGGCTTCTCACCAGCGGTGAGAGTGCCCGACTCCGGTGGAGTTGCCTGACAAAACAATCTGGGTTTTTTCAAGGAGACTTCACTTATGGCAGGAGCACTCGTCACTACGAATATCCTTGGCACCGTTGTGGCCATGGGTCTGGCGACCCTACGCGAACAACTGGCCTTGGTGCACATCGCCAATCGCGACTACGAAACTGAGATTACGGCCGCGAAGAGATTCGCTACCGTGAACGTTGCCGTACCGGCAGCGGTCGCTACTCGTACCGTCGCGCCGGATGTTGTGCCTCCGGCGGTCACCGCCGTCACACCGTCCACGATTCCCGTCACGCTGTCGCAGTGGAAGGAAGCACCGTTCGCCATGGACGACAAGGGTCTGTCCCAGGTCGATCGGGGCATCCTGCCGATGCAGGCGAAAGAAGCGATCAAGGGAATGGCGAACACCATCGAGGACTTCCTCTGGTCGCTCACACATGCGGCCGGTGGGTTCTATGGATTCGCCGGAGTGTCCGGTACCACGCCGTTCGCTACCGATCTGTCGGGCTATCTCGATGCCCGCAAGATCGGCAACAACCAGTTGATGGACATGGATCCTCGGTACATGGTCATCAACACGGACGCAGAAGCCAACGCTCTCGGTCTGCGTGCGTTCCAGGATGCTTCGTTCCGTGGCGACACGGACGGGATCATCAATGGCCAGATCGGTCGCAAGCTCGGTGCACTGTGGCTGATGTCTCAGCGCGTGCCGACGCATACGGCCGGTACCTACGTGACCGGTTCGACCATCACTGGTGTCAACGCCATTGGTGCGACGGTGCTCGCCATCTCTGGTGGTGCAACCGGTACGCTGTTGCCGGGAGACATCATTTCATTCTCGCATGAACCGGGTATCACGCATCAGGTGCAGACGACGGTGGGTGGCGGCACGATCACGTCCATCACTATCGAACCGTTCCGGGGGATCTCGGCTGGTGTCGGTGGCTTGGTCATTGCCTCAGCCGGTGGCGAGACGATCACCAAGAAGGCATCGTTCGTGATGAACACGCTGATTCACCGCGATGCGATCGCGTTCGCCATGGCTCCGCTGCTCGATACCATTCAGGTACCGGGTGCGACGCTCACGGCGACGGCAGTCGATGAAGTGTCGGGACTCGCGCTACGGTTGGAAGTTACGAGACAGCATCGTCAGGTGCAGTGGTCGTTCGACGCGTTGTACGGCGGATCGATCGTCCGCACCAACGCCGGTGTGTTCCTCGGCGGGTAGTCGGGTACGTGGGAGAAGTGCATGTGAGCGGATCCAATTTCGGATCCGCTCATACCCAGCATTTCGATAGGCAGGAGTTGACATCATGTCAGATCTCAGAAACTTCCCAGAGGGTCGTGGCGCCGTTCAAGTACGTTACATTCGTGACATCGAAGTGGCGTTCGGTGTCACCAAGTTTTTCCGTCAGAGATTTCTTGTCGCGCAGTTGACCACAGCCGGTCTTGCATTCACTTCATGTCCGGCGTTGCCGGGTGTGCGATGGCGTTTGGTCGATGCGTGGATGATCTCTATCGGTGGAGCGGTTACCACCTCGACCTCCATCAACATCGCCGGCACGCGTTCCGCCGCGCAAGTTGAAGCGCTTGTCGTAGCGGCAGCGGCACTGACACAGTCTGCGCTCGTACGAGCCGGTGCTGCGAACGCGGTCATCCTCGCGGACGGTGCCTCGTTCACGCAGATGGACGCGAATGCGGCTCTGATCGCGCATTCGGTCGGTGGCACGCCTACGGTCGCAACTGCTGTAGACATGCAGATCCGTTACGTTGCGGATCCGGCGTAGGTCATGCCAACGTCCACCATCGTTACTACGGCTGGTTCGGCACTCGCCAACGCGTATTGCGATGTGACGTTTGCCGACCAGTTTCATCTCGATCGTCCCACGATCGGTTCGACGTGGGCTGCTCAGGCCATAGACCAGAAGACCGCTGCCATTCTCTGGGCTACGCTTCTCTTGGACCGTCTGTGGGTGTGGACCGGCTACCCCACAGACGCCATCCAAGCATTACTCTGGCCAAGAGGTGCCATGCTGAAACGGAACGGATGGGAATACGTAGACATCCACATCGTTCCCGTTGAAATTCAGCAAGCCACGGCAGAGTACGCTCGTCAACTCTTGGTATCGGATCGCACCGCCGATTCATCGGTGCAAACACAGGGCATCACGCACGTCAGAGCCGGTCCTGTCGAAGTAGACTTTAAGGATTCGGTGTTCGCGAAAGCCGTGCCTGACTCCGTGTACTACCTGGTACCACCAGAGTGGGGCTATCCGATCACTCGCGCAACCGGAGTACGAGATCTCCTGAGGGCATAAATGTCACAACGCTATGAACTCGCTGTTCGGACATCGAACGTCACGTCCGCTCAAGCATTGTTGGAGATCATCGCTCCGACAGTGATTTCCGGTGTGAAGGGTGTTCGGATACTGAACTTCAACATTACGGTCGCGTCGGCCGTGACAGGGGTGTTCGGTACTGGTCGTCCTGCTGTCGCGGGAATTACTCCCACTACTCCGGTCTCGTTTTTATCGGTAGAGAACGGAGAACCGTCGCTCACAAAGGTCGCATTGGCATGGGGTACCTCACCCACCGCTCCTGCGGCTTTCTTCCATCGAGTATCTGTACCGGCAACCATCGGTGCTATTCGAGATATCCTACCTCTCATTTTGGGAGGACTGGACCGTGGTGTCGGTATCTGGATTCCTGCTGGACAAACGTTCACGCTGCACAACATCACCGGCGGTCCTACTCTCGACGTGTCGATGGACATCCTGGAGTAAGTCATGATGGGACTTCTCGATGATGTCGTCGCGATCGCTGATTCCATCACAAATGATTTGGGAATGCAGGCGATCGTGAGTCACGAGTCCGTCATCAGTATTGATGGTGCCGGCAATCGTTCCTTTGCTGCGGCAGTGGCCCGTCGTGCAGTGGTGGTGAAGAAACAGAAGTTGGTGAAGACCACCACTGGAGAAATGGTAATGTCGCAAGCCTACATTGCCTTACTCAATTCTACTGTCGTGAACTTGCAGGACCGTTTTACACTACCGGACGGAACCACCGGTCCAATTCTCAACACCGAAGGTTTTGTCTCGAACGTCAATCCGATTCTTACAGAGGTCTATCTCGGCTGATGGCTGGTAGCTCGATTTACTCTGACATTCTCAAGAACATAGCCGACATGAAGAAACTCGCTGCTCATGCACCGGGTGAGATCGGTCGTGCCTTAAAGGAAGTCGCAGATGAACTCGTTCCAGAGTGTAAGGCCGTGACACCGGTCGCTGACCGTACCTACGGAAATAATCCACCCGGAACGCTACGTGACGAGATTCATTCTGAAGGACCAATCCAGGACGGCAAGACGATCATTGTGAAAATCAAGACCGGACCGAAATCGGCAGCCTATGCTGCGGTGCAGCACGAGGATCTCGATTTCTTTCACTCTGTCGGTGAAGCGAAGTATATCGAACGGCCGTTGGGGAAAGCTTCTCGGTTCATTAAAGATCGCGTAGCGAGAAAAATCCAAATGGGTAAGGCGCTATGAGTGCATCCACCGTCTATCCGGACTTGCTGTTGCTTCTCACACAGGGAGGATATGGTACGTTCGGTACGACACTCTTCAGGGGACCGCGAGCCGTCATTCCGGACGCGCTACCGGTTGGTGCTCGTGCGTTCATTACTCTCATTAGAACGGGAGGACTAGGTGACGAGGGTACGCATAACTTGTCACGCACTACCATTGCCTACGAACGACCATCCGTTCAGGTGACCACCAGAGCGGAGCACCCGCAGGACGCAGAAGACGTCGCATTCGAGTTATATGAAGTAACCTTCAACTTCTACGATCAGTTCATTAACGGTACGTGGTGGCGAAAGTGCGCACCGAAGCAGGAACCGTTCGAACTACCCGTTGATGAAAAAGGTCGAGCGCGATACGTCTTCAATCTCGAGATCGTCAAGCGCCTATCACCGGCAACCAGTTAAGGAGATCTCAACATGG